AGATATACTGGCAAGAGGATAACTTTATTCCTTGATTACAGGCATAAGAGAATCCCATATTGGCTTTATTGGTTTGCAGGATGAATCCCAGATGTTTTTTACGCTCTGCAAGGTATTTTTTAGTCTGGGGCCCCGAACCGTTGTCTATGATTATAAGCTCATAGTTAGCCGTATACTTTACAAGAGATTCCAAGCATTTTTTGACATAGAATAGGGCATTGAATACAGGTATTACTATTGATACAGGCTCATGGGTGATGTAATGCTCCTTTAGTATTATCGACCTTTTGGGGTCAATCAAGTTTCTGCATATTTCAAGTTCTTCCGGGTTAGTTATCTGCTCAGCTATTTTGTTATCAATCCAGCGGTAAGCCATATCATCGGACAAACCTACCTGATATGTGTCAATGACATCCCCTGCATTGTACCTATTCGGAGCTATATTCCTGCTCTGGAGTAACTTCAGTTTCAATTTTTTTTTCCTCTGTTTCCTCTACTTTTTTAACTCTTACTTTAGGTTTTATGGATATTTCTTCTATTCCGTCAAACTCAAGTTCGGCCTTTACTGTCTTTTTCCCCCTTTTGGGTTTTACCGGCTCGATGTAAATAGTAGCCAATCCCAGCCTTATAAGTCTTTGCGCCCTATTTAAACGCTCATCTATTATTTGGCTTTTATATAATATTTTCATAACCGCCTCACTTAGTTATTTTTTTCTTTTTAGGCTTATTGGTTTTGAGTTTGCTTTTGTTTTCTTCGGTAGCTTCCGGCAATGGCTCAAACTCGGATTCGGTTTCTAATATTTTAGATTCTCTGAATACTACCTCTTCAGGAATATTATCTATCGGCTTGATTTCTTCTTTCGGCAAGTGTGCCAATCCTCTTGTAATCCAGCGTTGAGCAATATCCGGTGGCATGTCAGCAGTATCGCCGGGTTTTAATGTCATGCCTCCAAAATTAGTTAAGACGTTTAATATGACCTTCATAACCTTCCTTTTAGTGGGGAGCAAATTATAAAACCTACTCCCCTTATGATTTTAATTGTTTTAGAGACCTGTAACTTTAGCTATCGAGTTTACATCCCTTATAGCAAATCCACGTCTCACCCATGCTTTTATAGCAGTCTTATTTTCGGTAAATGAGTTATGGTCTCCTACAACAGCGTCATTGCTTTTCTTTAGCCTTAACTCATTCCTTACACCTTCAAACAGGTACTGCCAGTCAGCTACGATAAGTTCATAAGCAGCAGGCGATCCGGTTTGAACCATGTTTCTGGTAAACCTTATGGGATATCCAAAAAGTGTACCGGGTTCTTTAGCGTTTCCGGGTTCGAATATCGGCCTGCCATTTAAGTCTCTTAAATCCCTGAAAGTAGCCTTAACCGTAGGATGGGTAACAAAGCCTATATTTTCACTGAATCCGTTCACTTCCAGACGGTTTAGTGCCTGCGAACAATCAGCAACAAAATCAGCATAAGTTCCGTAAGCTATGGTATTTCCCACCGGGCAACTTCCCGAAATTGTCTGAGCAAATGGTGTTGCAGCAAAGTAACCGAGATAAGATTGCTCAAGAGCCTGCATTAATGCATTTTCAATTTCTTCCCTTATCAAGGAATCCATTGCAATATTAGCATCTTCAATCAGTATGTCAGTTACAAGTACGATTACTGCAAGTTCATAAGCTGTCAGTGTTATCTGTCTGTGGCTCTCATTGCTTACAGTCTTTTCTCCGCCTTCACCGTCTACCCATGTCATTACGACATCATCATCAAGCGCATTCATTCGTAGTGTTGCGCTTGACATGGGAATTTTCCTTAAGAATGGGATTACAGCTGATTTATTGGCTATGTTCATAAAAATTGTGTCTGCCAGTGGCGTAGGGACTAAATAACCCCCAGCACTATCAGTCAGACTTGATTTTATTTCTGGTCTACTCATTTTATTTTCCTTCCTCACTCACCGTGCAAAAAGTCGCTCATTAATTTGTTAGCATCCTTTGCCGGCTCATTATTATTTTTAGCAAAATTGCCGGAAGAAGGATTAACGTTGGTACTTGAAGAAACTAAAAATGGTTTATCTTTTGCTAACTTTTCTACAACTTTTTCAACCGATTCTTTTGTTATTTCCTCTTCGGCTTCAAGTTCTTTTTTAACCAGCATTTTTACCACTTCCATATCAGCGAAATTCTTACCGTTTGCTACAGTCAGGATAAGGTTATCCGTGCTTTTATCTTTCTGCTCTGCTTTTAACCTGTCCCGCTCTTCTTCCAGTTCCTTGATTTTTTTCTTATCCTTTTCAGCTTCGGTAAGTTTCTCATCTTCGAAAGTTTTCAGTTTCTTCTCCAGTTCGGTAATCTTCTTCTTTCGCAGTATCGATTCAGTTTGTAACGACTTTACAAAAGCTTCGTCATACTGCCCTTTCTTGTTTTCTCCTTCGCCATCAGGCTCAGGGTTATTCTCTGGTTCATCAGAACCGACATCTGCATTTTTCTCTTTGTCCTCTGCCATCTCGGCACACTCCTTTCAAAGTGTCTTGCAAATAAAAAAGCCCCCATCAGGAGGCTTTAATATTGCGTTTATAAAAACTTAAATTATTTCTTTTTCCGCTTTACCTTCTTAGGCAAACTCTTAATATTCCTTGTCTCTTTTGCCCAGCGTTTGGCAATCTTAGGCATTCGGGCAAACATAAATTTACGCTGCTTTTGAGATTTAAAGGGCATTTTACGCCGCCTTTCCCAAATAAATTTCGTTATACCATTTAGCCAGTCCGGGTTGTTTTCCGCCATTCATAAAATCCATCCACTTATCAGCGAACTGTTCAGGACTTAAGACTTCACTTATAGTCGTACATCTACAGTTTGGATGTTCTGGAGGGTAGCCTACATCCTTTACACTTTCCCCATTTTTAGCATCGCAAATATCACAACAGCCAGCAGCAGTGAGCCATTTAGTATCACTTACTCCCGGATTAACACTGGTCGATAATCTATCCCCTTCATTAAACGCCTCTGCCATTGTAGTTCTTAGCAATCTTGACCCTTCGTATCCAACCCGCCTGCCGTGTAAGCTAGTCAACTTTGCCGGAGTATATGCCGGATTCAAGAGATTCTCCAAAGCTGATATTGTCAGCCTATCAGACGCTGCCCCACCGCTTATAACGTGCTGCATGACTATGCGCTCAATCTCCTGTTTTGTCCTTCTATCAAGCAGCCACAGCCTATCACTTAGCTTCAACCCGTCAGTCCATATCCGATTATAAACTGCCTTTACCGCTTCGGGATTTACCTTGTTTAGAATCTTAGTAGCGCTAAACTTCCCGCCAGCAGACTTTACCGCTTTGGCATAATCGGAAAGTATAATTTTATTAACCTCGGTTGAGAGGTCAACGCTTTCGATTATCGACTTATCCAGTAGCTTCTCAAAGTTATTTGATAGTCTTGCAGCTTCCCGTAAAAGTGAATTAATCCTAATCCTGGCCTGTGCTGCGGTTAATCCTTTTTGCCCTATGATATCTTTTGCTCTTGCCTTGATTTCTCCCGCTGCCTGTATGTAGAGCCGTGCAAGTTCCTTTTCCTGTAGGTCGGATAAACGGATAAAATCAAGCTGGTGTCGCTTGTAGTACTCTGCGTATAATTCACTCATCTTTATACAAGATTCCCCTATCAATCCAGCCTATGAATGACACACCCTCACCGTTTACACTTGAGTCAACATAAACATCCGTATCAACATTATCTACAAATATTGTAACTTCTTCCCCTGCGTCAAGGACAAAGCCGTTCAGATTGCTTACATTGCCATCACCGATATAAATATCTCCTGTGTTTGCTGCCAGCGCTTTAATCGTTACCACGTAAGCCCTGAAATCCGTACTTGTCAGTTGTACCGGAGTCCCTGCGGTTGTTACCGTTTTATGCCCGTAAAATATGTTTGCTGCCATGTCATCTCCTTAAAAAAATATTGGTTTAAATGGATTTTTACGTACCGTTATACTTGGTGTAGGATCGGGATAGCCTGTATAAACATGAAAAATATAATCTATGCCCATAGGCATTGCGAGCCAATTACTATCTTTGTAGCTTCCGTTCCCATCGTGTCTGTCAAGATGGCCTTCATTATCTGTTCTACTAGCCCAGACATGATTACCAGATGCATCTTCAGCATGGCTTAAAGTTATAACGTATTTTGTCCCGCTAGTAGGTGTTATGCATTGTATTCCTTCAAAGCCAAATCTTATAAGCGCATGACTCAGGCCCACTAATGAAGCATTTACTGGACCAGAAGTAGCAAGTACCGGACCTGTGGGTATCCCATTAGTACCGAATGTTCCTGTATGTGCATACAATTTCGCATATATAATTCCCGTTGGTATAGTTATAGAAGCATATAAGTAAAAATCACAATATGTCAATGGATTGCCGTCGCCAGTAAAAGACTGCCCTATACCAGAGCCTATTGCCTGAGCAGCATAACCTACATTTTCTATTCCACAACCGTCTATTGCTGTAAGTGCCATTTATTCCACCTTATTAAGTATTTTGATTAGCTATCGGACTGTTATTCGGATTACCCTTGCTGTTTACTACCGGATTATTTATCTGGTCTAAATTCAGCTTCTTATCAAATTCAACACGTTCCTCGATAATCTTTGCAATCTCAGCTTCCGGGTCTTCCACTCCTAGCTCATTCATGGCGCTGGTTACGCTTGTCAGGCTGTCTGCAAGTTTTGCTGATATAATCTGTATTTGCTCAAGCTCATTCTGTGGCAGTGGCGTATGGGTGATTATCTCAATGTCAAGGTCATCGGGTATGTCGTAGCCTTCATAAATTGCCTTCATTTTTAAGATTCCAAACCACATTTCCCGGAGTTTTGCGCACCAGATTATATTTTTGCGCCTTGTCTTTGATAAGATTGCAGCAAATAAGAGCTTTAATGCTACTCCCGATAAGCTCCCCAGCCCTGAGATTTTATCAACCGAAAGATTAACAACTTCGGAAAGCTCATAAATCAAGCTCATCAGGCTGTCTATATGATACTTCAACGTATCGGTATAATTAAAAGTAGATTGCAGCTTTGATACATCCGGTCTGATTCCTTCAACTGCGCTGATTGAAGCCAGATTCCATACAGCCCCGGCATGCCCTTCAAGTTTTGGTTTGCCATCGGGACCGGTGGGCGGCTTTACGTTAAGCAATATAGTTATTGCAAACATCTCAAACTTTAATGAATCGGACAGGTCAGAATACTTTTTATCTATTTCGGTAAAAAGCGGAATCAAGTCTTTTTCCTCACTTGTTCCCCAGACTTCCCCTATCTGCGGTAAGTTAGGAATTAGATATACCGGCATAAAATCCAGCCACTTACCATTTATCCCCAGTGGTTGATATTCCAGGATTTGCTCTTTTACCTGCAAATTCAGTTTCACGCTGTAGGTGGCTTCTTCAATGTAACAGATTTTCCTGCCATTTGGGTTCTTTAGAAGCTCATAAGTCTGCTTCCAGATTGTATCCTCATCCATAAAAGCAATAAAATGCACTTTGGTTATATTTTCGTAATCATCAAAATCATATATAGGAAAGCACTCAATCCGGTTTCTGGGCATGACCTTAACCAACTTGTTTTCGGTGTCATATTTTAGCTTTATCGGCACACCGCCGGCAATATTGCACTCGGTTGCTGCCTGAAGATACTTGGAATCAAGATTGTTTAGTTTGTGGATTTCGTAAATATCTTCTTCTATCTGGTCGTAATTGTCTCCGTCCGGGGTACAATTATAGTCAACAGGAATTTCAAACTGCCAACTAGCCAGCTTATTTATGATATATCTTGCCAGATTTATCGTGAGTTTCGTGGGTTTATAATCTTTTTTTACCCTGTATTCAGGAAATTCCGCCTCGATGTATTTAAAACTATTCCCATCGTACCAGTCCGCATACTTTATGAGCTCATTTATAATCTCAAGTTGCTTATCAGTAAATATCGATGGCTGGCCGGCATAAGCCAGCTTTACTAATTTGCTATAATCAACCTGCATATTTTTATCCTCACTAATTTTTATCTTAAGCTTAAATTAAGGTCAGTAACTTCAAATCGGCCTTTGACAACCGAGTATGACCCATAGCGGCCCCCGTCCATACCGTGATCCATAAATTTGACCGGATCTTCTAAAACATTGCCGTCTTTATCTTCTTTGCGCTTATACCCTTGCGCTTCCTTTATTAGATTTTCCCCTATTATCCCTACAAGATGGGACTTGCAGAAATTAATCCCGTCCCTTACATCTGTTGCCGCTTTATGGATATTGAAGCCTTCATTATAAAATTCCTGGATTGACCCCGGCTCATCAGTTCCGGCGTAAAAGTCCCTGTTTCTCTCGTCTGGTGGTATTTTCTCTTTTGCAAGTTTAATAAATTCAGGATTAGTAAGCCCTCTCTGGTAAATTAATTCTTCCCAAACCAATTTCTGGCCATCAAGCCAGTAAATCTTTATAAGAGCGCATGGCGATTCATAGCCCCAGTCAATCCCGTAAGAGATATCCTTGTAGTTCTCCGGTGGCTTTGTAAGTGCAGTCCATCCGGTATAAATAATATTCTTTAAAATTCCCCATTTGCCGAGGGCATAGACGTTATAAAAGTTCTCATCTTTATTTATAAGATCCTCTATAACATCAATATCGGTCTGGCTGGCAAAGGGATTATCTTTATAGGTCGAGTGGTGTATTGCCACCCTTCCGCTTGGCTTGTCCTCTACTTCTCTTTTAATCCAGTGTAGAGCGTCTATCGGGTTAAGGGATAAATACATCTGGTTAAGCCCATCGGTTGCCCGTCTCATTCTTAAGTCAAGCTGGACATAATCCTCAAAGGTCAGTTCAGTCGCTTCTTCCGGCCAGATGTAGTTAAATTCTGATGATTTGATTTTTTCCGGATCATCAAGCCCCTTAAAAAGTATTAAATTGCTCCCGTATTCATAAGTAAAATCTGCTCTGTTATGCTTCTGGGGTAAACCATACTTACCGATTAAATCCTTTACCAGCATATAGCATGAGTTCCTTAGTGCCGGAGTAGTCTTTCTTAAAATCAGGATACGTTTGTCTTTTTCCCGGTAAAACTTGTTAAATAAAAGATGTTGCGCTATCGAATATGACTTTGAGCTATTTGCCCCGCCTACCAGAAAATTGATTCTTGCTTTAGAGTTTACCAACCAATCGAATACCGGGGTATAGCCCACGTTAGTCATTTTCTTTTAGCTTCTCAGCTTCGGATTTACTACTTACTGGGATAAGATTAATGGTTACGATTTTATCAATGCCCTCAATTTCAGATTTCTGCGGTACTAGCGCTTTGAATATTGCCACCAGCACTTGAGGATTC